ATCTCATAAGAGATTTACAGAATGGAAGAAAAGAAATCAAAAAATGTCCTATCTATTTGATCTAGATGTATCAAGACTCCTCGACAAAAAATCTATACAAGAAGTGTTAACAGTTAAAAACGGTCAACACCCCTATTTACTTAAGCAGTATATGGCAAAAAACGTTTCTATTGAAACGATGTGTATACTAGATGATGTAACAGGGTATAGTAAGAAGTGGAATGATCTAATAACTGAAACTATTGTATACCCAGAAGTAATAGCAAAGATACAGAAATACAAATCGTTTCTTAACTATGACTTCCCCAAGTTTAAACAACAACTAATACAACTATGCTCTACTTAGTAGGTAATGGACCATCAAGGAAAGATCTGGACTTAGATGCACTAGGTGAATGGTGGGGGTTTAACATGATCTACACTACTCATACACCTGACTTAGTGTTTTGTGGTGACGTATATCCACAACATAAAATCATAGAAGATGAATACTACAAGACTAACAAAGTAGTAATGGGAGAATGGAACGAACTGCCTATTGATGCATGGGAAATGATTAAGATGGGAATAGATGGTGAGACAGTCGAGACTCGCCGACCAGACGACAATGCATTTGTGATGCAGTCAGAGTTGACTACAGGTGCATGTGATGGGAGACATTACTTCACTGGATATAGTACTACCCATCAAGATAACATAGTTATATATAAAAAACCAGAGTTCAAGAACATGTTATCAGGCATGTATGCTCTAGGTTATGCAGTAGATCACGGTTATAAAGAGATATGTTTACTTGGTTATGACTCATTACAGTTCGATCAAGTAGAGAATGTATTCAAAGGACAATACAACTACAGAGATAATTATACGTATCATTCTGGAGTTGGTGATGTGCAAAAAGCACAATTTATTGCTCTTTTAGAATACATAAATAAAGAGTATCCGAATGTAGAGTTATACTTTAAAAACCCTATTGACGGATTCGACAGAATCAAGTATACTGATATAGTATCTCGATTTAATGTCGAAGATAAGTGGATTCTAGGTCAAGGTCTAGAGTCTTTAGATAAAATGCTAATATAATGCGATACAATGTTTAATACAAGGAGAATACAATGTCGACATCTTTAGATAAACTCAGGGCAGCAATGGAATCTGCCTCACCATCAGGTGGTGAAAAAAAATCTTACGGAGACGAAAACTATTGGAAACCAGAACTTGATAAGTCAGGTAATGGTTATGCAATAATTCGTTTCTTACCAACACCCGAAGGAGAAGAGATGCCATGGGTATCTTATTTCGATCACGGGTTTCAAGGACCAGGTGGTTGGTATATTGAGAAATCACTAACTACTATCGGTAAAAAAGACCCAGTGTCTGAGTACAACACTTCATTGTGGAATACAGGACTAGAAGCAAACAAAGAACAAGCACGTAAACAGAAAAGACGTTTACATTATGTGTCTAACATCTATGTTGTTTCAGACCCTAAAAATCCTCACAATGAAGGAAAAGTTTTCAAGTACAGATATGGAAAGAAAATTTTTGAAATGTTGAAAGAAGCAATCTCACCTGCTTTTGAAGATGAGAATGCTATCAACCCATTTGATCTCAGAAATGAAGGGGCAAATTTTAAAATCAAAATCAGAAAAGTTGATGGTTATTGGAACTACGACAAGTCAGAGTTTGATTCACAATCTGCACTTTTTGAAGATGAAAATCAGTTAAATGATATATATACTTCACTGAACTCATTGAATGAGATCATTTCACCTGAAAAATTCAAGTCTTATGAAGAGTTGAAGACTAAACTAGACAGAGTTCTAGGACTAGCAGGTGGAGTTGCTACATCTACTGCGGAGTCAATAGCAGAAGACATGGAAGAAGTGCCATGGTCTGGTGTTAACGAGAACGTAGCAGACGAACCCGTAATCTCATCAGCAGAATCTACACCAATGAATGAGAGTGAAGACGATGCGATGGATTACTTTAAGAAACTTGCTACCGAGTAGTAAGATTTCTTAGTCGGGCGTGATGATGTTAGCATCACGGACTGAGGCCGTGGAATGGGGGTAACTCAGTAAGGGTAAAGAATCTAAGAAAACGCGGAGATTCTTGTAGAGAGCGGGATTGCTGTAAAGTGAATTGGGGCGACTCTACATTTTAATTAACTATTTGAAAATATATGCCAATTGTAAAACCAAGAATACATCCGAAGACGAATAACGTTGAACCGTTTGATCGTATGCTACGTAGATTTAAAAAAGCATGTGATAGAAAGGGTATTGTTAAAGAGGTCAGAGAGAGACAGTACTTCGAGAAACCTTCTTCTAAGAAAAATGAAAAGAATCAATACATCAAAAGAAAACGTAAACTCGATGCTAAAAGGGCAACCCTTAAAGGTTATCGTAGGAAATAAAAATGTCTAACTGGCATGGTGGCAAAGGTTCTAAAAGAAGGAACTCAGACGAGAAATTGTATTCTGATAATTGGGAAAAGATTTTTGGTAAGAAAGAACCTGAAATCAAAGTTCGTAAAGAAACACCTAAACACGGCACATCTAAAGTCCATTCGGACAAAACAAAATACAATCGTAAAAATCAGAAAGTCAAACAGGCATCAATGACTGATTTGAACTGGGACGGAAATCATTAAGTCTTACTGATCCCAAGGCATTGGGGTAGAGACTGCACCAAATTGATGTAAAGCAGATTCTTTTACAGACATGTCAGTCACAGCAGGTTGTGGCGGTTCTTGATTAACAGTAACATTACTATTATCACTGTTATCTGTTACTACGTTAGTGCCACTGCCATTTCCAGATAGATTGTTTAGATCAAGTACTTCGCCATTAGCATTTTCAATACTACTCATTAAATTGCCCGATGGGTCAAATGTGTTTAACATTCTTTTAAGACTTGCAGAAGAACCTGATCCAGAAAGTGTTAGGTAACCTTCTTTTTCATCACCAACACCTTCAGCAAATACACCATCACCTACCATCATGTCAGTAATGAATCCAAATTCATTTCCTCTACCCATGGGCATACTACTTGCTCTTTTTCCCATATCATAATCTGAGGCATTTTTGTCTTCAGCAGTTTGTAATCCTTCAGAACTAAAGGCCACACCATATCTATCTTCAAATTTATCTAAGAACATTGCAGAACTATCTTGTTGCTTATACAAATCTATAACTTTGTTTAATGTAGATTCGTTAAATTGACTTTGATCAACAACATTGTCAAGACTTTCTGAAGGCAATTTAGAATCTAACTGTTTATATGTCATGCCTGTTGTTTCTTCGAAGAAATCTTTATTTTTATTTAAGTATCTACCAAGAGCAGTTCTTCGGTCAATAAGTTCTTTATATTCTTCAGTTCTTGTGAACTCATCACCAGTTCCTCTTAGACCGACTATAAAGTTAGAAAGATCAAGATATTGTTTTCTTGCCAACATCAATTGGAAAACTGTTTGAGATTTTTTTGCTAATAATTTTCTTGTTTGTTTAACAATGTTTTCAGTATTCGCATCATTTTCATCAAGACCCATTCTATCGATGATCAACTGATCACCAGCAGTGCCTGTTTGGTTTTGTAATACAACTTCGGCAACTTCTTGGTTTGCTTCTAGGTTTACACCATCTGCACCTGTGTCTGTTTTGATTCTGCTATCTAGAATTTGTCCATATGTTTCTGATTTTTTATCTGTGTCTATGTATTGAAATAAAGCATCTGGTCTTTGTATGTCTTTTGTGCCATCAGCATTCTCTTTGACAAACCCTGGTCCACCTTTAAGCATTGAGTCATATCGATATCCTTGAGCAAACATATCGTCAGACATTCGAGTACTTCTCTTCTGCATTTCTATTTGAGACTCTCTTACATAGATTTTTCTTTCTACATCGTCTCTTTGTGATTGATTGAATATATCGATACCTGGAATGTCATCGATAAAGAGTAAGAACTTATCAATAAAGTTCATGAATCGTCTAAATCCAGTCGTAACTAATTCTATTGTTTTTTCTAAACCAAGAAAATAGAT